AGTACAGAACTAACACCTGCAGTATCACCTAGCGAAGAGGGGTATTGGAATGTAGATGGTAATGGAGATTTAACACCTAAATAGAAAATATAAACATAAAATAATAAAACAATGGCAATAACATATACATGGGATACAAAAACTGTAGATACCTACCCAACAAAAAGTGGTAAATCAGATGTAATATTTAAAGTTTATTGGAAGCTAGAAGGTGTAGATGATACAGCAGAAAAAAACTCATCAGTAACAACTGGTGCTGAAGAAATAGATACCTCAGATCTTTCTAGTTTTACAGAGTTTGCAGATTTAAAAGAATCTGATGTGATTGGTTGGGTTGAAGATATACTTGGGACAGATAAAATAAATAGTTATAAATCTGTAATTGAAGCTGCAATACAAGAAAAAGCAACACCAACTGTTGTTAGAAAATATATTAGTGAATAAAAAAAATAAAACATGGCAACAAAAAATATAGTACCTAATTCAGATGGTGAAGGTCAATTAGGGACATCAAGTAAGTCTTGGGCGCAAGGTCATATAGACTCAATTACAGGGACTATTGCAACTGCAGCACAAGGTAGCATTACATCATTAGGAACACTTACAGCGTTAAGTATTTCAGGAGATCTTACTGTATCTGGTGGAGATATAACTCTTGGTGCTGCTGCAACGGCAGGCACTTTATCTTTAGTAGCATCAGCTCATGGTGCTGTTGGAAATTCATTGACAATATCTGGAGGATCTACTACAGCAGGTACAACAGATAATATTGCTGGTGGATCTTTAATATTAACAGGTGGTGCTGGTAAAGGGACTGGTGATGGAGGATCTGTTATTATAAAATCTGCAACAAAAGGCAGTAGCGGAAGTTCGTTAAATGCTATTGATGATACCATCGCTACATTTGCTTCTGATTTATCAACAACTTTTGCAGGTGGTATTGCTGTTGCAGGTGCAAGTAGTTTACCAGTTAGTAATTCTAAAAATAGTGCTGGTATACAAATTCCAACAAATAAACAACTTGGATTTGGTAATGGTGCAAGTAGTAAACCAGATTTTGGATTTGCAGTAGATGGTACTTCTGGAGATGCTAAATTAGAGATATTTTGTGGTACTGGAGGCGATGGAGTTGATGCTTTTTTTGATACTAATGGATTTTTTAATGCAGCTGCATTAAAAGTTGCAAATGATGGCACAATAGGTAGCACTGGCACAGCTAGTGCAATAACTATTGATGCTAGTGGTAATACAGTTTTTGGAGGAGTAATCAAGCAATCTGCAGCTACATCTCAATTAACTTTAAATGATTCTAATAGTGATTCTAGTGGAAGCACTAATATACTTGATATGACAGATAGCAGTAATAATGTGTTGTTTAAAATAGCACAACTTACTGGTGGTCTAAATGCAGAAATCAATCAAGTAGTAAACGGTAATTTAGCTTTTAAAACAAATAATACTACAAGATTAACTATTGAAAATGATGGTAAAGTGGGCATTGGAGATTTAGGTTCTACATATAGTGCTCAACTTTTTGTTATTGGAAGCCTTGCTAGTTATATCTGTTATTTTTATAATAATGGTAATGGAGCAGGATACCAAGGGATAAGAATAAACGCAGGAGCAAATGACGGAAGTGGAGTAACTAATTATTTAAGAGCTGATGATGGTGATAATACTGAAGTAGGAGGATTAAGAAATAATAATGGAACTTTTGAACTTTTCGATTCATCTGATGAAACTTTAAAAGAAAATATAGCAGATACTGAAATAAAAGGTTTAGACAGAATAAATGGTTTGAAAGTAAGAAAATTTAATTGGAAAAAAAGTGGAATACTAAAAGAAGCAGGTTTTGTTGCTCAAGAAGTAGAAACTGTTATTCCTGAAGCCTCATCTGCTATGGATAGTGGGTTACTAGCTGTTTCGACAACATCAATGGTACCTA